CAGATTACTCTGAAATTATTACTGTTAATTTCCCAGAAGGTCAAATCTCTACGTTAGATGCAATTACGATTGTTGAAAACAATGAAAAAGAAATTGCTAAAGTTGAAATTTCAAATGAATTAGAATCGCGCGGAGTTTATAAGCACGTATCAGATAGTTTTACTGCAAATGAAAAATTCTTTGCTCACCAAGCTGCTACTATTGCATCAGGATTCTTGACGCCAGAACAAAAACCAGTGAGTCTTTTTGATAAGTTATCTGAAATGACTACACAAGTTCTTACTTTACAAGAAACTCTAGCCGGTATTAAGGGTGAATTGGCTGTTGAATTAGTAGATGAAACTGGAAATGTAACGAGAATTAGACCTAACACAGTTAATAAGATTTTTGCTGGATATTACACTGATCAAATTAAAGGATTACAAGTTCAAAAAGGTGTTGTTATCACTAAGAACTTTAAATTATTATTAAAGAACACTAGAGCTACTACATTAGAGTTAGTTGCTAGAATTACTGGAACTAGAACTTTACCAGTTTGGCATTCTTCTGCTTCAGGTTTATTTGGTACAAATCCAACTGCAACCTCAATTGATTCTAGAGTTTTAAATGATACTTATTATACAACTGAAGGAAAATATGATAGAGTTCCTATTCAGTATCAAAATTTGGATGCAAATACACTTTTATTAACAAATAATGGTATTAAATATTTTCAAAATATTCCATATCAATCTGCACAATTAAGAGGTCAATATATCTACGGAAGATATTATAATGTTTCTGGAGAAGAGCCTCTTTATTTAGAAACAGAAGTTGGAGGTACTGTTGCTATTACTACATTAGCCACCGCTGAATTTCAATCACCAGCAACTGCAATCACACCAACAAATGCTGGTACTGATTTTATTTGGTCTGGAGCGTGGAGTGCAATAGCATCTGGTGCTAGAACATTGCTTACTGTATCTCAATCGCCTACTACAAATATTACTAATGCTTTATATGACGCTGGTTTATACATACACGTAGATCATCCAGTTGTACAAGATGGTAAAACAAGCACAGCATATACACTTGCAACTGTTCGTAATTACGTCTCTAATACTAAGACCGCTACACTTAAAGCTGACGAAGCTAATGGGAAAAAACAAACACCATATTTATGGTTATCTGCTAGTACTAGGGCGGTAAAAACCAGTTTCGGAATTTATGACCAATATGTATTGGGTGGTAAATCATGTGGTTCTTACTTATTCTTAAATCCAATTAACAAAGACAGTTTAATTGTTGACGGAGATAATAAGTTCGGTAGAAAGAGAATTGCTGGTGGAACATCTGGTAATGCTATTTCTATAGATATTACATTCCAATATAGAATGACCGATTATTATGGTCAAGGAACAACCGGAATAGGTAGAGTTGGTGGTATTATTACTTCTACTCTGACTAACTTAACTTATGCTAAACAAATTGGTATCGATATTTTTGATGCAGATGACGAGCAATTTTCATTTGACTTAGAAGTATTTGCTAAATATAAAGCAGAGGGTAAGAGCATTCAATCAACAGCTACTAGTCAATCTACATTTATTTTTAACAACAATAATTACAACGCAGCTATAACATCTGAATAATATTTACAGTCTCTGTTAAACAAGATATATAGCAGAGATAGTAAAATAATATATTCAGAATGTCTACAACGTTAAATTATAAATTTGATCTTTCAACTGATTTGGAAGATAAATCATTTGCATTACTTAGAACCAATCCAAGGCTTTCTGGTAATAACAAGATTGTCGTGACAAATGGTGGAGAGATTTACCTAGAGACTATTGATGCAAATACACAACTTGCTAGCTCTAGATATAAAAAGCATAGGTTATCAAAAGATGGAGATTATTCTTTTGACCTTGCAGCCTTTTATAATAACAACGCAACTCCTTATGATTTAATTTATGACGTTAAAAGAGAAGTTCCAAACGATCTTACAGCCTTTAATGATTATGAATTTCAATATGAAGACACATACAGATACGGAGCTGGCATAAGCTATTCTAAATTATACGACGAAACATTTAAGATCTTTGTACCATTCTGGTTAGAAAAGAAAGTTCCTACTAAATTTGTTATTTACAGACTTAATGGCGTTACAAATGACGGAGCTACAACTTCTGAAAAAGTAGTTAATATGCTTAAAAATGCAGACATTGTCAAAGTCTTTGATATGTCAAATGATTCAGAATTGGGTGCTTATTTAAGAAAACATGCTAATAATGAAAACTTTCCCAACTCTGCTATCGTAGCAAACTTTAATAAAAATGAGAACTTCTTATATAGAGGTATTGATTTAAAGAATGGTGGTTTTATAACTAAGCCTGAATATATTTTTGATGATATAGTTGGATATGATAATGCAATTATTAATGTAAATGAATATATTACAGATGGCTTAAAAAGAAATGCTATCATTTCTGCTAATCTTATTAATTTAGAATTTCAATTTAATGATCCTAGCGTGGATCCCTATGAAATCAATCGTTATTTTGGTTTATTCGTTGATGAAATCGAAGAAGGTAAATTGAATGTTAAAAATCTAGTTCATAATAACTTAACTGCTACTCAATACGAAAATTACTATGATTTAAGTGCATTTTCATTTCTAGATAGTACTAACTTTGCTTTACCAAGATATGAAGATTTTGATGATGCTACATTAGGTTATGTGACTTCAAAGAAAGGTTATCATAACATAAAGAATGGAAATAGATGGGAAGTTGGAAAAATTCCATTAGGTGGTTTAAGCGGTGTTACATTTGCTGATTTTGATGGTTTTGAAAAACAAGACTTTACATTAAGAGCAGATGAATTTAAAGGGCCAGATTTTGATAGAATTAGATTTGCCATTAATAGCGACTCAGTTCCCACAAACGGTGATAAGCTAGCCCTTACTAGATTACAAAAACAGGTTTGGAAGTTTAACTTTACAACTTTAAGCTTAACAGAAAGTGTAACTATTACTATATCAGATGGTATTACAACTGATTCGTTATCATTTAATACTGGACTTTCTATGTCAGCTGCTCTTACTAATTTTAAGATACAATGGGATTTACAAAGCGGTACATTATTTAATAATTATGAGGTTGTTATCGAAGGTGATACTTTAATCGCTAATGAAACTATAAATACTCTAATAGTTAATGACTTATCATATTCTGCCACTGTCAGTAAAATGAAGATAAAAGCTGGAGCAGATCATATTGATCTTAACAAATATATTATTTCTGCGGATTCTTCGTTAACGAAAGGAACAACAAATGGCAATTACTTTTCGTGTTTAGGTAGTTTAGAAGATGTAGCTTATGCTATTGAATCATGTTTAAAACAGTTCAGTAATGAATTTAAAGTCTCTAGAGACAAATCGATTATTACAGTAACAAGTAACATATCAAGATTCCGATACCCTAACCTGGCGCTCCTAAGCTTCTCAGCTAATGTCATGACACTAGATCTATATGATGGTTACATAGATACTAATAATTATTTAAACACATCAATTTCTGGAACCGTTGTACATGGTTTAACTGGAGGTCACGCTGCTAATAAAGCATTTTTAATCAATTTGGAAGATTTCGAGTCTGGTAAAATTATTGTCGGAGACTATATAGGTTTACAATCATTAAATGAGTATGCTATTGTATTAGACATTGTAAAATACAATGATTCTTATGCTAAAGTTATAGTTGATTGTAAAAAACCATTAGCTATTAGAAAATCAGCTAATGTTTATAAAAAGTATTATCCAACTATTGGTAAATTCTCAGCATATTCTATTAAAGATTTTGACTTTGATTTTTACAGCACTACTTACTCTGATCCTTATGAATTAAAATTAGAAAGTATTAATTACATGGATCCTAATGCTCTTTTAGTACCGCAAGATTCTAGTAAGATATTTAATTATGGTCTACCCGAAGTCCCTAAGATTATTTTTGAAGGTACTTTTAATAATGATTTTTATTATAATTCTAATCCATTAGATTTCTTTGGATTTTTATTACCGTCGCTTGAAGCTGAAGATTCTTCTATTATTAATACTATTGATCCTTTAACAGAATACGATAGACTTCAAGAAAACTATAATTCTAGTTTGTTTTCAAAATCAAGAGTAGTACCTTATATTAATAAGTTCTCATTAAAAGATGCTGTAAATGTTAGAGAAACACCATACTCATTAAACGTATCAGAGGCTTTTGGTAAAACAAATTTTGCAGCTGATATTGAAGTTGAAGGTCGCATAGCACAAAATATGACTCATGAATGGTTTTATATAGATAAGTTTCCTATTTATGGTGGTCCGACTAATGCAGAGAATACGCTTAACGAAATATATCCGGAAGAAGTCTTTAGCTATTTAAACTTTGACGCACAACAAATTAATCAAACATTAAGTTTATCAGATTTTAATGATGTAACTACAAATGTTTTTGATAAGTTTATGGTCTATGATGGATATGCATATAATGTTAGTAATACTGATCCAGTTGGTTTAAGATATTACGATGCACATCCAACACCTAAATACTCTTTATTTAAAGATGGATCAAATGAAACTTTTGCTAAAACTAATTTTAGAGGACTACAATTTACAATTAAAGAGCGTAAAGAGTCTAATGAAATTATACCTACAGAATTTAATGTTTCAAATAAATATAATTCTTACAAGTTTGCAGCAACACTTTTATCTACTGTATCACAAAGCGAACAACAAGATATGTTTGTTAAAGTTATAGTTAATGAAAAATTTAAAACAGTATCGTTATTATTAAATTTGCATTTACAAGAAAAATTAATAACATATATAAACAGAAGAGTTCTTTACGAACTAAGAGGTAGATATGCTGATTCAACTGTCGGAGTTTCTGATAATACCATATTGACTGGCTATTTAGATCTTTTAAATATAACAGGAACTGGGCCATCTGGAACTGGGCCATATATACTAAAGGGTATTGGTACTCAATTTACTACACAAATCACATTAAATAACAAAAGTATTTATGAAAAAGTACGTGTGATTTTACCAGCGGGTTCATCCACATCTAATATGTGTTTATCTATTACGTCAGTTATAGATGATAATACATTATTACTTAGTGAGTTACCAACAGAATTTGTTGGAATTTCTTGTACTAGTTCTATTGCAGATCTATCTAATCTAACATTTAATCAAATTATTAGTGCAGATTATAGTTATTTAAACGGTGGTCAAAATGCACACGGAGAAGTCTTATCTAAATTATCAGCAAAATATATTCATGAATTATTAGAAACAAACAATACTAACGACGTTGAATATATTACTATAAAAGAAGACGGCACATTAGCATACAATCAATTTATATTAAATATTGATGATGGTGTAGATGTTTACAAACCTACGGTTTTGACAGTGTCTGAGAATACTAAAATTCCTTCTTCATTTAGAAAAAGTACTAGTGCTGTTGGTTACAATCTAGCAAATAGATCAAATCCTTATATTACACATCTTAAGAGATTAAATGGATCTTACAATCCAACATTTGCAGATGTTATAGATTTTTATAATCCTTACAATAAATATAAAGTATTTTTAAATGAGGATGTAAGTAATATAAGCGCGCATGTTGCAAGAGAAATGATTTTTAATCAAAAACTTTTTAGAAGTGGTATAACTTTTATGACTAATAGAAAAGACTATGGTGTTATAAAGAATTTGTTTTATCACAAAGTTAACGAGATTAATCAATCTACTATTACTAAATTATCTCCAACAACAGCTCTTAAGCCAGTTTATCCGTTGATAAACGAGGTCGTAATAGACAAGAAAGACGTTAATGTATTTACAAGCAACTTTGAAAATGGATATTATACAAGATCTTTAGCAAACGGTGGATCACAATTAGTTCCTGGAACAAAATCACCTGCTTCTAAAAAATCATTTATGTCTTCAACAGCAATGCAACCACAAAGAAATTTATATCTAACAAAATTTAGTACTGTTAATGTTGCTTCTTTAAAAGATCTAAATACAATAAGAGATCTTGATTCTCAATATGATGAATCATCAACTCAAACTATTGTTTTTGAAACTAAAGATCAAGTCTTTATTGATTTTTATAATCAAAATGTTATTGTAGATGAATTGTTAGAAGCTGGATTATTATCAACTATTAAAAAGTATGTTAGTCCATCTGAAAGTTTTGGAGATTTAACAACAATACAAGATGATGCAAGACAATATGCTCTTAAGAATTTGAATCCTCTTTATAAGATCGAATCTTTACAGTTGTTTGTTAAGCAAATCAATAATGTAGCTTCTAGTATTGCGAGTAAGAATTCTCCGGAAGAAGTTTTAGCTTCTGATTATACAGAAGATGGTAATTTTACCTATCAATTACACGCTAACAAGCCTTTTAATTTGAGGCTAATATATAACAAAAGAGTGGGATATACTTATAGTATATTGCCTATAATAAAAATAAGCATATAAGATGTCAATTAACATCAAAGAAATTTTTCAGTCAGATAATCTATCTACTTCACAAGATAAGATTAACTATAATTTTGACCAGATCTTAGCAAACGGTGGTGGATCACAAGGTTTAAAAGGAGATAAGGGCTCAACTGGTGCAATAGGCAGCATTGGACCCAAAGGTAGTAAAGGTGAAGTAGGTGGAACAGGTGCTAAAGGTAGTACAGGTGCTGATGGATATTGGACTCTAGAAAGTTATACTAGCGGTATTCCACTTGATGATCAACATACTCTTTTACCAAAAATTGAGCCAGTATCTGGTGCCAAGGGTTATAAACCAACTAATTTGGTATTAGGTGTTGATGATGCTTTATATACGTTAGATGCTATTGATAAAAATGCTCTAGTTAGTTTAGTGAGCGGAAAAGGTAGTGCTGATTGGGATGATTTAATTAGAATAAGAATAAGAAATAATGATGGCACATTTAATGCTACATCTGCTGTAGTTAGATTAATTCCTGGTACAGGAGGTGCTAAATTAAAAATAGCAACTATTGACGGAAATAACAGTTTTGAACTTGCCTCTAATAGAATAGACTTAGTAGGTAATGATACATCATTAATAGATGGAAATGGTTTAACAAAACTTAGAATAACTAATTCCTTTAATGAAGCGGCTGGTACATGGAATTTCTTAACTGGTAGTTCAATTAATATTGCCGCAAACGGCACTGCTATAACTCTTAAAAATGATGGCAACTCTAGTTTATTAGGTAATAATATTTTTGGAGCTACTGGCAAAACTAATCAAATTACTGGTACAACTAATACAATTACTGGTACAAATATAGTTACCGGAGCTGAGTTTAGAATTAACCCAACTGGTGCTTCACCGGCTCTTAATAAAGTATTAGTTGCGCAAGATACTAATGGTAAAGCTCTTTGGAAAAACCCAACAGAAGTAATGGGAATGTACCCAATTGGAACTATTGTATTTGTCAATCCTGCTGATATTATAGATACTTATTTTAGTATTACTAATTATTTATATCCTTCGCTTTTAGAAAATGCATCAGACTCTTATCAATTTTTTGGAAGAGGAAAATCGGGCACTAGATGGGGAGGTTGGTATCTTTTGTTTGGACAAACTAACGCATGGTATAACGTTTCTACATTAATTAGTTATGTGCCAACAAATATTCCAGGAAGTTTATTAATGGGAGCATCAGCTCCTGATAATACAGACCTGCCTGGTGATACTTATACACTCGATGGAGATTTTAAATCTTCTATGGGTACTCAAGGTTATAATCCACCAGTTGGATATGGTACTTCTTATCAACCTACTCTTAGAGGAGATTATACAGGCGTGGGTTCTCAAGGAGTTATAGGAACAGGAACGTTAACTAATGTAGGCGATTTATTAACTCAATTTGGTTCAAGTGCTAGTGTTTACGATGTATTAGACGGTGCTGAAATCATTGACGGTGCGGGAAGCAGTTCTGTCAATGGTTATAGTATTCATCCTCATCCCAATTTTCATCCGTTACCGATGGCCGTTTATTTAGGCAGAACTGATTTAATATATGATTATAGTGCAGGTAGTTCTGAAGAAAATGATGTATAAGATTAATTTAAAAGATGTTTAAGAAAATAGAAATAAAACCCATTCATTTTGTAGCAGTAATCTTAGTCTTGATTATTCTAATGATGGGACAGTGCTCGAGAATTTCAGGCTTAAAGGCTGAAAGAACGGCTCTTGAAACAAAAATCACTAGAGTTGAGAATAACATCTTAGCTTCAAATGATTCTGTGACTTTCTATAAAAATAAACAGGACTATTATATTTCTCAGATCAGTGGATTTGAAAAGACAAAACAAGAATTGTTAGATGACAAGGATCAAGCTTATCAAAAGTATGTTGGTGTTTTGGATCTTAACAAAAAACTTAAAGGAGTTAATAACTTATTACAAACTCAAATTACCGTAAAGGATTCTATTATCAATTCAATGATGATAGTCACTAATAATTATGATGGTACTTCTACTATTACATTAGCAGACGACAAAGATTTTGGTGATAACAACTGGAGAAGATTTAAAGGCAGTGTTGTAGTAAAAAGACAAGCAGATGCTTTAACATCCCTAAGTTCTAATTTCTTATACGAACAAAATATTATGCTATACAGTAGTTTAGAAACTATTGATGGCAGAAAGAAAATCAAAATAGCCACAAAATATCCTGGCATCAATTTTAATACTATTGAAAATATCAGCGTCATCGAGGACGAGTTAAATAAGGTATCTGAAAATAAGAAGATGAAATTTGGTGTTAGTATGGGAGTTATGTATGGAGCAGCTATTATCGGCAATCAAGTTTACTTGGCACCGATGGTTGGTTTTGGCTTTACAATAACACCTAAATGGTTACAATTTTAAAATAGAATAAAAAAATGGCAAAAGCATCAAGATTTTTTAAGATCGACGACGACATATTGATGGAGGTAATTTACCACGATCAGTCAAATCCATCTGCGTACGCAATTGAAACAGATAACAATGGTAGTGAAATGTATTTTATCGGTACAGATGGTGTTACCGGTGGTCAAAAATTATTGGTTCATGAATTAGGTTCATCGGTTGTAAACTTCGAGGTGACAGAAGATCAAGCTAATAAATTTCTAGTGGTTGAAAATATTACTAATAGAAGTTTAGTACTAGCTCCAGGAAATACTTATCAATTTGATGTATCAGCTTTGACAAATCCTACAAGTTTTGATATTACTGATACTACATTGGGTACCAAAAGCTATAGCGCAGGAATTTTTAGTTATACTCCAACAAAAACAGGAGAATACAAATATACTTATACTGATACTGTAACTAGTACAATTACTGGTTTACCAATTCCTTTGGTTTATAACCAAGGTAAAGTTTCAGTCATGTTAAAAGCCAATCCTTTGTATGCAATACCAAATGAAGACACTGGAAATAATATTAACACTGGACCTGGACAGCCAAACAGATACCATGGTGTTGCTGTTAACGAAGAAAGAACTAAATTTGCTTTATTAGATAGCACATGGAATTACATTCAAAATAGTGGTGATTGGGTTGGAGATAGTTATGCAACTATTTTAGCTTCGCTACCATATAATAGTCTTAATACAAATTCAGTCGTTTATGAAACTATCAGATTGCATTTAAGATCAGGTTACAATTTTGCTGGTCGTGGTTATGAAGGATTCTTATTTGAGGTTAGAGTACCAAGAATAAGTGGTATCATGAATAACTTTACTCAGATTGTTTATTTGAACTCATCAAATTATGAACTTCAAAATCCTGAGCCATTTATTTTATCAGAAACACTTTATTCTAAGTTTATTGAAATTAAAGTGCCTTCATTAAAAGACTTAGATCCTGATTTTGCTGAGCTATTCTTTGGACTTGCAGCTTCTGGAAATGAAGTTGATCCTACTGCACAATATGACATTAGTTTTAAATTAATTGACACTTATAAAACACTAGGTGGTTTTGATTTTATCGAAACAGCAGAAGAAACTAATTTTGCTTTGGCAATCGAAGATGAGTTTATTGATATTTCAGCTAGTGTTACAGAATCAACAGAAGGAGATTACTTTGAAATGGTAGGTCTATATAATGGATCTGCTGCATCATTCAATAGTTATATTACAAATAGAATTAATACATCTTCAGACGACATAACTGTTTCTCATGATATTACTATATTTGAACAAATCGGTAATTCATTTATAAAGACGTTTCAAACTACGTTTAATCAAACTCAAGATTTTGATGAGCCTATTACATTTAGACCTATCATTAAAAATGCAGCTGGTGCAGTTTCTTTTACAATTGATTATACACTTAGAGTTTATAACGAAACCGATAATACTCAAATTGTAAAAAATTCAAGTTGGAATAGCTTAAACTCTATTAACAAATGGACACCTACCAAATTTGGTAAGAAGTTACAAAACATAGTTCTTAAGAATTCAAATGTTGAAACTAAGGTTTACAATAAATTGCCAATGATGAATATGGCAACAGCTACAGAAAAAGCTATGAACTTGAATCCAATTCAAAGTCAAGTAAAATATGTACAGAACTTTACTGAAAGAGTTAACGTAGTAACAAGTAATTCATCTGTTAATATTAATGCTGGAACTGCTTTAGAAACTTCAGCAACTGCATTCGTTGGAGAAGGACTTGCCGAAATTTCTATTTCACCAGTTGACACTTTCATTAAATTTAAAGTAGCAAAAGAGGTTGATGGCGATTTAGAAGCTGTAAACCTTACTAATGCTGAAACACTATATTTATTTTTTAGTGATGGTGCAGGAAAAAGAGTTAAGTTTGCCAATACACAGGAATACAAAGCAATTGATTCTTCAATGGGAGAAATCTTATTTAAAGTAGACGAAGGCAATGCTAATATTGTCAGAGGCTTTGTTAATAAACAATTTTATATCACAATACACAACGGATCTAATGAGACTATGTTGTATAGTGGAAAATTCAAGAACGCATAATGATTTTAAATTCTAGAAATAATCTATTTGAATTTAAGTTTCCTAGGAAATTTATACCTGAAGAAGTAGCTGCCAAATATAAAAGTTATTTGAACAGAATACCAGGTTCTGTCCTTAGTGAACCTATTGATTATATTAATTATAGTATTCAAGGAATCTCAATGCCAGGAATTGCGTTTGATCCAGTTGAACAAAACTTTAATGATGGTACTACAACATATCACAGAGGTGCTATTCCAATTCAAAATACAATTAACAGAGAGTTTTCTGTTACCATGCAACTTTTAGATGGTTTTATTAACTATTGGATCATGTTAGACACTTTGCTTTATTATTATAGTAAAGATGTTAAAGAGCCATTTATCCAAGATGTTAGTCTTAATATTCTAGACGCTGAGGGAAATATCTTAGCAACTGCTAAGTTTGAAAAGCTAATCTTTAAAGAACTAGGTGAACTTGAATTAAATATGAGTACTAACGTTGCTCAGTTTTCTACATTCGATTGCACATTTAATTATAATAAATTCAACCTTAAAATAGAGTTGGATTAATCTGATATATACTATATGAAAACATTCATTGAACACTTACAAGAAACCGTTAATCCCGATATCAAGGCTTTAAATGAAGCCCTACAGGAAGAATGGTCTCCTGAATTAGAGTCAAAGGTTGATGCTGCTATTTCAGAATGGTTAAAGCAATACACTGATGAGTCTGGTAAAATTGATTTGGAAAGATTCAACGAAGAAATTACTAATGAAGGCTTTTTAGGAAGTATCTTAGGAGGACTTACAGGATTTGCATTAGGTAAATCAATTGGTAAAGTTATCGCTAATGTATTAGGCATACAATCTGGCGTTTTATTTGATCTTTTAACCTCAAGATTAGTTGGAGCTGCCTTAGGCTCTGCTCTTGGTTCACGCGTAATTTAATGAACATAGTTTCAATTGACTTCTCTATAAATTCCCCAGGAATTTGTATTTACAACACCATTGACCAGAATTACATTTTTGTTTCTTACCTAAAACCCAAAACGGGAACGAAGGCAGAACAAAAGATGCAAGACGACATGTCAATCTTAGAAGGTTGTGTGATGGTTAAACAACCAAACTTTGCAGCTCAAACTGAATTTTCAGAAGGAGAACTTGCAAAGATCTTAAAATACAAGACCATCTCAAAGGATATTATTAATATCATCTTAACTCACACCAGGTGGGAAGATCCATACTTATTTGCTTTTGAAGGCTCTTCTTACGGATCAAGTGCTGGCACAAATAACATTATTGACATGGCAGCCGCAGCAGCTATCCTAAAATTAGAGATTATAAATACCATAGGTCCTAAAGATATTATGACTATTGCCCCTTCAACTATCAAGAAACATGCTGGTAAGGGTAATATGAAGAAAGATGAACTATGGGGTAAATTCTTAGAAAATTGTTTGAACGATCCAAATCTTGAGTCTCATCCTATTTTTGAGTTTGTTAAAACTTTGGGAGTTTGCAAAAAAGTGCCGAAACCCCTTGATGACTTAATTGACGCTTATTTCCTGAATCACTTAGTTGGGTCTAAATTGGTCCAAACCTAATCTACCTTCTGGCTTAAAGACTTTAATTATATGCTAGTGCTGAAAAACTGTTTCAAAAAAAGTGAAAATAATTTAATATTTTTAAAATAGTTCTTTGGGGCCTCATTTTTTTAACAGTAGACGGATATATAGAAGGTGATACTTTATGTATAAGCTCCAATCCCGGGTTATCTTTCACTATTTTTGAAACATATCTTAGGGTACACGGTATAAGTATTGTTATCGCACTTAAAGGCATTAACGCAATTAATAATTAAAGAACTAAACAATTTAAAGAATTAAAGACATGGCAGAATTTGACATCTTCAATCTTGGGGTCGACGCAGTTGACACCCACGCAGTACAAACAACTTCTAACTCAGAAGTGTACAAACCTACCGCAGATGACGGTAAAGACGGAACCTACAAAGCACTTATCCGCTTCGTACCTAATCCAAAAAACCCACGTAACTCACTAGTTAAAAAGTATGTACATTGGTTGACTGACGCTTCAGGCGAAGGTAAACTAGTTGACTCACCTACTTCTATCGGTGAAAAGTGTCCAATTGCAGATGCATTCTGGAAACTACGTAAATCAGACTCAGCTGTAGATCGTAAGATCTCTGAGAAATTAAAAAGACGTGAACAGTATTACGCTCTTATCAAAATCATTAAAGATCCACAAAATCCTGATTTCGAAGGAACATATAAGATCTTTAAATTTGGTTACAAAATCAAAGAAAAGATTGACGCAGAATTGAAACCAGACTTTGGTGAACCAACTCAAATCTTTGACCTTTTTGAAGGCAAAAACTTCGAGTTAATCATCACTCGTCAAGGTGAATTCAATAACTACGATAAATCAAAATTCTCATCAGCCCGCTCACCAATCACAATTGATGGTAAAGCAGCAGAACGCAATGCAGAATTTATGGCTTCTATCAAAGAAGAAATCACATCAGCACCAGATTTAACAGCTTACGAATACCAAGTATGGGATGACCAAACTAGAGACTTCGTTAATGCAACATTACGTCAATATTTGACACCAGGTGGATCAGCAATGGACGAGCTAACAAGCTCAGCTCCAAAGAAAAAAGCTGCACCAAGCAAAGCTGCTGCAACAGCAAGTGAGGATTTCGATTTAGAAATGACTACTTCTGCACCATCAGCAACTGCAACTGTTAACTCAAGTGATGCTGACGATTTAGATTCATTCTTGAACGACTTAGACATTTAACAATGGCTAATATCAGTGATGATTTAAAAGATAAAATCCGTCAACTGGTTAAAGAAGTCGTTGTTCAAGAACATACAAACTCACAGAAACAAATGATTAAGGAAATGCCAGGGCGATTAGCTCTGGCATGCCCTTTTTGTGGTGATTCAACTAAAGATGGCTTAAAGAAACGTGGCAATCTTTTTTGGGACACCTTGCAATATCACTGCTACAATTGTGGAGAACATAGTGATGTACATGCATTCTTAAAACATTTTGGCTTTAGACTAAGTTCATCGGAAGATTCATTGGCAGTAATTGATATTGTCAAAGAAAATCGTATGTCAGTTGCCAGAACAGAATCACTTCAACATGCTGTCCTTTTACAAGCAGCAGAATTAGCAATTCCAATTCAAGACTTTAAAAAATTAACAGGAGCAGTAAGCATTGAGCCTGGAGATTTTGCGTGGTTTTATTTAAAAGGACGTATGTTGCATTATATGTGTGATGACTTTCTTTATCAACCCAAGAATAAAAAACTCTTGATCTTAAATCGAGTTCCTGGTAAAAATGCCATTTTAGGCTATCAAGCTCGTGGTATAGGATCTTATAAAAGCAAGTACTTGACATTTGAATTAAGTAAAATGTATGAAGACTTTGGCTTAGAATTCCCGGAAATGATACCTGAAAACAAAGAAACCCTAAATAGGATCTCAACCCTATTTGGTATTATGAGCATCGACTTTGGTCGCTCTTTTACTTTGTTTGAAGGACCAATTGATGCTAAGTTTATGAAGAACACTATAGGACTCGCAACTGTTGGTAGAAATACTGATGAGTTTGATGAGATTCAAACAGTTAGATACTTCATGGACAATGACGAAGCTGGTAAAAAGAAGATGATTGAAAAGCTTAAGAAGGGCAAATCAGTGTTTTTATGGTCTAAATTTCTTTCTGATGCAAATATAGATACATATATAAAGGATCTAAATGATCTGGTAAAGTATTGTGCCGAAACAAAGAATAAACACTTAAATAAGATTAATGACTATTTTAGTAACTCTAGTTTCGATATGTACCATATATGAAAAAAACATTTGAACAAAGCATGCTCGACTCACTCGAGGAATTTAACAATGATAAACAAAGACACAGCAAGAATTTTAGATTGCTAATAGGCTTCGATGTGCCTCAATACAATTATTCTAGTCCAACGTTTAACATACCTCAAAAGCCCAAGAACCCTAAGAAAAGAATCGCCGATAAATATACAAAGCCCGGTAAGAACTCACTTTTTTAAAACAATATAGATGTCAAATAAAATAATAGAGCTTGATGAAAAATTAGCTACTGAGAGAGGAAGTTGGACCGAAAAGATAACTGAATTAGCTAAAAGAATCAAGTACATAAACGGTTTAGAGGACTTAATAGCAGAAATGTTAAGTCACCGTCAAGTCTTAGTCGATCGTTCAACTCAAATGAACATCATGATTAAGAAACAAAAATCTCGCATAGATGTTCTGTGGCGAGAGAATTTCATCAAATACTACAACTTCGACTACAAACTTACTGATAAGCAAAAAGAGCAGTTTCTTGTTGCTGACATGACAGAAGACCACCAAAAAATAGGTCTTCTAGAAGCTCAGTTAGATTTTTATAAAGAATCAGTAAAGACTCTAGATAACATGGGATTTGCTGTTCGTAATAGACTTGCTATAAAAGATCTATAACGATAGAAAAACAACACCCAACTGGTGTGGAATTAACATTGACTGAAGATAGTCAATTCCTAAGAATAGATTCAGCGACTGAACTTGAATTAGAGCAATTGAATATCACGCTTACTAGGAGAATTGAGAGCTGGAGGTTTCACCCATTAGTGAAAAAGAAGCTATGGGATGGGTATGTTTCTTATATTAAAGATAATAAGTGGATCCCTGCAGGACTTTGGAAAGAGGTTATGCAGATGTGCAAAGACTATAAGTATGAGCTAAAGTTAAATGGTGTAACTACTTTATTTGATAGAGAAATTCAAGCTGAAGAATTTGAAGCATGGGTCAATGAATACTTTAAGGATTCTAAGATGAAACCCAGAGACTACCAGATTGATACAGCGTTTAATATTTTAAAGTTTAGAAGATGTTTAGCAGAATTAGCAACTTCTGCTGGTAAGACTCTAATCAGCTTTCTGACGATAGCGTATATGCTTGAAAAGCAAAAGGTTGAGAAGATACTATTTATTGTACCTAACGTTTCGTTGGTTGTACAAGCTACAGAAGATTTTGATGAATATAATTACAGAAATAGAACACCAATCAAGGTGCAACAAATCTATTCTGGCCAAACTATCAAAGCCAACAGAAATGTTGTAGTTGGTACATATCAATCTCTGGTTAAAAAGCCAAAAGAATACTTTGATCAATTTGACTGTGTCATGATCGATGAAACTCACAAAGCAAAATCAGCGTCTATTAAAACCATTTTACAGAAATGTGTAAACGCAAAGTATAGATATGGATTATCAGGTACTATTCCAAAACCAGGTACATTGGATCGTTTAACTCTTATGAGCTTCACGGGTCCAGTTATCAGTGAGGTAACTGCTAATTTTTTACAACAAGAAGGACACATTGCTGGTTGTAAAGTTAGAGTTATTGAAATGGATTATGCCCCCGAAACAACTAAAAAGGCCTTTTACGAATTGGCTACAAACAAATACGATAGTAAAGATGTTTTCTCGCTCGAACAAAACTATATCATCAATAACGAAGCTCGCCTCGGATTTATTACTAGTGTCATTTCCAGAATACCACACAATAGTCTTGTCCTTTTTCATCGCATTGAACACGGGAAAAAGCTATACGAAAAGCTACGCAAAGATAGTGACAAAAAAGTCTACTATGTTGACGGAGGAGTTGATGCTGAAATTAGAGAAGAATACAAAAAGAAAATGGAAGAGGGAGAAGAAATCGTTATTATCGCTTCCTATGGTACCTTTTCAACTGGGATCTCGATCAAAAAGATCCACAACATCTTCTTCACAGAATCATTTAAGTCAGAAGTTATCATCCGACAATCAATCGGTCGAGGATTAAGACAACATGAATCTAAAGATAGCGTTAATATTATTGACTTTGTTGATGATTTGCGTTATGGAGAATGGGATAATTACCTAATGAAACACTCAAAGGCCAGAATTGCAATATATAAAGATCAGAAATTTGAGTACACCGTGAAGCAAGTAAAGTTTGACGGAGATATATAGAAAAACACAAAAATAAACTTATACAATCATGGAAAAACTCCATACATTCAAATCATTCTCTCAAGTAAGAGAAGAGGCTGCCAAAATGAAGCAGTTAAAAGAAGTTTCAAACAAGCAATCTCAATCTATTGAAAGATATAATTCACTTTTAAAAGAATTCGGTATTGCTAGTCCAGGCGAATTAGAAGAAGAAAAGAGAAATCAATTCTTTTCTAAATTAGTTGAGTCTATTGATTCTACATTTATTATTAACGAAGGTACAAGAGGTCAAATTGGTACTCTTGACAAATCTGGTAAAATTACAACTACGTATGTTCACTATGGATCAGTTTCATCAGCTGGTGATTTCTTAAGAAATAATGGTGGAAAAGAAGCCAAAGAACTTTTAAAATTAGGTAAAGCTGGTATTTCTTTCTTAGGAAAGAAAATCACTGCTAAAAATGATTTTAACAATCCTGATTATGACGCAGCTTGTTTCTACGGAAGAGACAGAGGCGAAAAAGGAAATGCAATCATGACTGGTAAAGTTGACAATCTTAGAAAGTTTGTTAGTGATGTTAAAAATGATGGTGGCGCAGAATTTCTTTATTTATGGGATGAAACTACTGCAAAGTGGTTATTCATGGATACTTATGAAGATGAAACTTTACAAATATTTGAAAGTAACATAGCATTTGATACTAACGAAGCTATCTCAAGATCAGCTATTAGCAGAATGGATGGTTTAGTTCTTATTAAAGAAATGAAACAATTGTTAGACGTTGCTGGAGTACTTATCCAAGACTTAGTTGAAACTGAAGGTTTTGAATTTCAAGATTGTGTTGATTATATCGCATATAAAATTGGAGATGAATTCGAAGGTGTTTACGAAGGTAAAACAATCAAAGCTAGTGAAGGTAATGCATTCGGTGCTGCTGTAACTAAAGCTAAAGAAGACGAAAAAGACGAGTTTGAATTTAAAGGTAAAACTTTTAAAGTAACAGAAGCTGAAGAAATCTTAGAAGCTAGATCTATTAATAAGATCCAAAATGAATGGACAAAAGTAACAGGCGAAATGGCTGAACTTGCTAAAGAATGGAAAGCTGCCGAAGGTGATGCCAAAGAGGCATTAGTTGCAACATTAAGAGAGAAAACAGCTGTTAAAAAATCTTTAGAGAAAGAATTAGATGCTGCAGTTGCTGGTAAAGACAAAGATCTTGAATTGGCTGTTGAGTCAGTTGAAGTAAGCGAAGGTTTTGAAGTACACTATTCTGATGGCGTAAGAGCTGCTAAAAAATTCGGTAACGAAAAGCAAGCAATGGAATTTGCTAAAGAATTAATTAAAAACAAAAAAGGTTTACAATTCGTAGATGTTTTTAATGCAGGTTCTGGATTTAATTCAACAGCAGATACAGATGCCATCGTAGCATTCTGGGGAGAAGGTTCTTATACAGACAATGTTGCTAAGAAAGACTCTAAATTAGCTGCTAAGAAAATTGAAGAATCAGTTGATATGTCAGAAGCTGAAATTAATTCAGAAGAAGAATTCACAGAATATGCTCAAGAAATATTAAAGAAAGCTTTCGGTGCAGAATATGATGAAGCTAAAGCAAAAGAAACTATTGATGGTATTTTAGCTAAAGCTGAAGGTGATTTCGGTGCCGCAATCGGTATGTTAACATCTGGTTTAGGCCAATAAATAAACACAATTCTTATAATGAAACTATTAACATTAACAGAATACATAACAGAAAAGCAGAATTTTACTAATTCTGCTTTTAATCTTGTTATGGAAGGTGGAGCTGCAGGTCACATGATGCATCCATTCGATGATAACTCTTTGACATTTGCAGACTTTAAAATGTTTGTTGATAGAGGATTACAAGGTGACTTAAACTTTGAAGAAGCACCAACTGAAAAAACAGATGGTCAAAATCTATTTGTGACTATGATTGATGGTAAAGTAATGTTTGCCAGAAATAAAGGACAGTTATCAACCCCATTGGATTTAATAGCTTTAGTTTCTATGTTTGCTAATCATGCATCAGAAGCGGTAAGAGATACATTTACATTTGCTGCTCAAGATTTAGCTGGTTCTTTACAAAGATTGCCTGCTAAAACACAAGAAGATTTCTTTCAAAATGGTAAAGCATTCATGAATATGGAGCTAATCTATTCTGGAAACGCCAACGTAATTGCTTACAACAGAGATGTTATTCAATTCCACGGTATTGTAACTATTGAAGATGGTACAACAAATTCAAAAGCTGCTAAAGATCTTGCTAAGATTTTACAAGACACAAACACACACGTTCAAAAGACATTTACTATTATACCTCCACAAGAACTTAATATCAACAAGATTCCTGATTTTGAAGAAAAGAAAGGTTACTTTTTGGGTAAAATCAATGCTTTACAGTCAAAATACAGTTTAAGTGAAAACGAACCAGTTTCTAAATATCATGAAATGTGGTGGAAAGATGAAATTGAAGCAATGTTTCCAAATGTTGATGCTAACTTAAAACACGGTATGTTAATGAGATGGGCTTATGATGATAAGAAAACTTTAAACATTAGAGATATTGCCAAACAAGTTACTCCAGAAGAAAAAGCAGCCTTTGATAAATTTGACAAAGAAGATTTAAAATCAAAGCAAAAAGAAAACATTAGACCATTCGAAGATATATTCTTGGAATTAGGTTCTACTATTCTTAAAAACGTTTCAAACTTATTGGCCTTAAACCCAAGTGTGGAAGCTCAAAGATTACACAATCAAATTAGCACAGAAGCTGGTAAGATCAAAACCAACGGCGATTTAAGTCAGATAGATAAAGTTGAAAAGGAATTAGCTAGATTAGATAGAATCGGCGGAATTGAATCAATTATGCCTACTGAAGGTATAGTATTTAAATACAAAGGTAAAATTTATAAACTAACTGGAACTTTCGCAGCGATTAACCAATTAATGGGAATCATTAAATACGGAAGATAAAGAATATAAAATGGCAATTAAAAAACTTAGAGACCACTTTGCTGAAAGTAATTTAGAGGATTTTAATAAATTATTAAAGTCCAGAGTACTTGTTACAGAAAAATTAGCTGCAAGCTCTTTTCACTGCCAAAAGGTAGGTGATAAATTACACTATTTTAAGTCAAATCAAACAGAACCTATGGATCTGGTTGACAGAACTATTATTAGATATTATGAGAAAGCTATCAAGCAAATGCAGTCAATTTCAGAAGAGGCTCTTTATGCAATGCCAGAAGATTGGAAATTTGGATTTGACTATTTGCCAAATGTCAGTCCTGTTAATATTGAATACGATAGACTACCTAAAAACTTTTTGGTTCTAACACATATCATGATAATGAATGGTCGTAAGACTAAGAAAGTAATTATTGATCCTGTTGTTTTGAAAAAGTGGGCTAAGATCTTAGAAGTAGAAAATCCCCCAATCCTTTTTGATGGCCTGATGATGGATCACTCTAAAGAGGAATTGACTAAGGTTTTATCGTCAAACGATAAAGCGTTCAGCCAGAGATTCCAAAGCGAGTCATTTACACGTTTTATGTACAATATGTTTAAACCAGATGCATTTTCATCTGCTTTAAATACGTCATTAGATTCTGACATCGATGGTTTAATCTTGACATTCGTCAATGGCAACAATTATGATTCTTATAAGTTAGAAGATTTCAGAAGAATCAACGAGCCAATTGACAGAAAACCAAGTGATATGTACCAAATTACAATTTTGGACATGACCACATATTTAAGCAATTATAACTTTAGCGATAATATTTTACAAGCAGAAACTCAAGATGCTCGTTATCTTGAATTAATGTCAAATGTATTTAATGATTACGTTAAAACCAATTCACATAAATTTATTGGAGCTAATTTTGATCCAGCTGATTTTGCAGTAGGCGAAGACTTCAATTTAAATACCAAATTTATTTCTAATGAAAAGACCCTAAGATATGTTGAAAATCCAGTTATTGCTGAGCTTTTTAAAATCTTATTAGGATCTTATAGAAAGATTAGAAACAAAGAAACAGATATTATTTCAACTGATATGATGTCGATGATGAATGATATTGTTAAAAAGATTGAATCAAAAGTTCTTGAAGAAGTTGCTGAAACTGAAGTCCTAGATTTTGGTTCATATAGCAGACAAAAATCAATTAAGTCTTCTCCAGTTGCTCACGTTAGTGAAGCCCTAAAGATTGACTATAAAGATCAAGGTGCACAGCCCGTAAATATTTTTGTTGGTAGATTCCAACCATTTACATTAGGTCACGTTAAAGTATTAGAAACTTTAAATAAAGCTAATGGCTTTCCAGTAATTGTATTCTTAGTAAAATCTAAGACAGTTAAAAAAGAAGACGCTGCTAAAAGACCTTATGACACAGACACTCAAATTGAGATGTTTAACAAAGTACAAAAGGAATATCCTTTCTTAAAAGAGGTGATCGTAGTTCCTTCAGCTGCAATCGATACTATGTTTAATCAACTTAGACCTAATTACGAACCAGTTTTATGGGGTACAGGAACAGACAGAATGAAAGCATACGGTTACATGGTTGATAATGACAAGTACAGAGAAGAACTTAATGTTAGAGCTGATTTTGGTTTACATGAAATTAAAAGAGGTGATGATGATATTTCTGCAACGCAAGTTAGAAACAGTATGTTAGACGACGAGTATAACCTATTCAAAAAGCTAGTACCAAAATCACTACACGGAATGTACGATGAACTTAAACAAAAATTAGAAGTATCATTAAATGCAAACGAAAGTGTAATGACATTTGAACAATTTATAAATAAGATATAATGGCACAAACTTACGGAGATATTAGAGCAAGATTCGCACACGCAATGGCTTTGTACGAAGCAAAAGCTCCAACTAAAGAAAAACAAGTATATTTTGATTCATACCGAAAAGTAGTAGGTTTAGGAGAACCGAAAGGAACAAAATCATTAGAAATGATTAGAGCCCCATTTGGTGCAGATTTAGATGGAACGGCTGAAGCTAATATTAAAAGTATGTATGCTGATGCTGGTAAAACAGTATCTGCAATTGAATATTTTGCAAAAGGACAAGTTAGACAAGGTAAGAATTTAGGTTCAAATGATTATGCTTCTTATAAAATAACATCAACAGATGGTATAGAATCGTGGGTTACTAACTCAACCGTTGAATTAGATTCTGGTGGAAACCAAGAAATTGGTAAAAAAGACTTGACTCCAGCTAAATTAGGAGTTAGTGGCATTATATTTAAAGATGTTAATTCTTTAATTAATGTTATTGAAGGTAATATTAAAATGTATACTAGTATTAGCGAAGGTACTCAACAATTTTTAATATCTTTAGCACATGACGTTAAAAATAATTCAACGGCTAAATATGATAATATGAAATCATATTTTGACGCTGGAAAATCTGGAGAAACTATTAAGTTATCTTCAAATAGTAATATTGATGCCAAATCTTTAAATAATATTGTAAATGATTATGGTGAAATCCTAGATGGTGTATATCTATTGACTGTAATTAAAGATATTGGAAGTGGATTGGAATTCCCATCTGCACAAAATGAAGCTCTTTCAGATTTATGGGTTGACGGATGGAATGTATCATCTAAAGCAGCAAAAGGAGGTGGAAGACCTGGGATTGATGCAATTGTTAAAGCATGTGCAATTCATGCAAATAGCGGTTTAGATTTAGCACTTAGTGAAGCAGAAACAGAACTTTATAATATTTTGTTAGATATGGAAACCATTAAGAAAGGTGGTCAACTTCCATCAGTAGAAGTTTATATTCAAATAGCAAATACACTGATGAGTACTGGAAAAATGAAAAACTCTGGATTCGAGCATTTTTTAAATGTATCAGGAAATTCTGCCACTAAATTAACTAGAAAAGATATTTTATCATTTATAATGGAACTTGCAAAAGATCCAGAAAAGTATGAAGACTTTATGGGCACATTTTGGACAAAATGTGGAACAGCTCCAACGAAACCAGAATCTCCAGAAGATATTATTAAACACAAAAAAGGAGATGAGTTTTATTATCCACTTGCAGTAGAAGTGGTTAGTAATTTAAATACATATTACAGAGGACATTTAGCAACAATCATTAATAAACTACTGGTAGTTAAACAAATGTATCTAACTATTGATTTACGTAATGACTTAATTAAATTCCTAGGAACAAGCTCAGGCAGTATACCAGCGGCAAAATTTGTTGCAAGAGGAAGTAGTTCAACATTCAATGCTGGACTAGGATATGAAATGGGGAAATAATCCTGATATATAGAAAAACAAAACAAAACAATACTATAATGAAAATTTTTGAATCATTTGAAGATTTTGTAAACAACGGTTATAATAAGATCGACGAAGGCAAAATTGTTCTTAAAAGACAATACGGCTCAAATGCAGCTGTAACTACAATTAAAGAAACCAAAGTTAGAAATAAAGTTTTAGCTGCACTTAAAGATGGCCAATTATCTCACGAAGATTTTAAAACTATCATCAATGAATTCTCGGCTGATTCTAAGAAGTGGTTAACCAGAAACGCTAGATACTTTAGTGTATCTGAAGAAGGTGTAACACTATCATCTTATGGTTCTAAAGTACTTTCTCACATTAACGAATCAGAAGAAGTTAACGAAGCAAAATCATTATTATTTTCATTTGATTACAATACAGATGAAGACGATGTGGATTACATCCAAAGCGTATTAAAAAAGGCTGGAGTTGATGCAACTGCGCAACCTGGATTAGATTCAGAAGAAATGGTAGTTAAAGCAAAAAATGCAGTTGAATTAAGTAAAGCTAAAAAAGCAATCAAAGCAGATGGCTTTGAAATCTATGAATCAGTAATAAATGAAGCTCTTAAGTCTTCAATCTTATCTTCATTGATCGATATGAAATACGCTCCTAAAGATTTCTTGCAGTATATCTATGGTTACACTAAAATTGCTTTAGATCAAATCGAAGACACTGACATTTTATCAATGGATCCTAGTAGAGCTTACAAAAGAAAGGCGGGTAAAGAATTAGTATTTTACGTTGTAACAAATGCAAAAGAAAATCCTTATGCTGATTCAGGTGCATGGTCTAATGAGAAAAATCTTGCACCAGACACTATCTTAGGTGTTGCAAATGGTCAAAACGAATTCATGGGTGCTAGTTGGTCTGGAAGAGGTTATTCAGCTGATAGAAAAAAGACAATGTCTGCGTCAGGAGATGGTGTTGGTATTAATAAAAACTACAGAGGTTACGGTGCTTCAGGACTTTACAACGTAAAGAGAATTGCTGAATTAGCTGATATTGCGTATGTAATTGATCTTGATGCTTTACAAGCAAGACTTTCTACAGGTACTTTAACAAATAATAGAGATGCAGCTAGAAGAGGTGCAACCGCATTATTAGATCCTAAGAAAATCAAGGAAGAAAACGTAAACAGATACAAAGCTATTATTGCAAAAAGATTAACTGAAGGCGATAAAACTATCGACAAGATGATTGAAAAAGCTATTGAAGACGGTACTGATCTTATCAAAAATGCAATTAAAGAAAAGAAAATGGGTCAATACGGTGATATTATCGCTGGTACAGATCCAAGAGATAGAGAAGTTAAATTATCTGATGTTGCTAATTGGTTAAGAAACATCATGGATGATTATGCTAGATTTACAACAGCTGAAGAAAATTCTAAGAAAGATGATTATAGTGGTAGTTATTACGAAAGAGAACTTAAACAATATGCTCTAAGTATTAAAGAAAGAGTAGCTAAGTTTGAGAAGATGGACATCGCTTGGTAATTTACAACAAATAACTAACAGATATATAAAGAGCAGCCCTAAAGCTGCTCTTTTTTATTATAACAACATTATGCCAAGTACAAGTAAAACACAACAAAGATTAATGGGAGTTGCATACGCCGTTAAAAAAGGCGAACTAGAACTTTCAGAAGTTGATGCAGAGTATCGGGACAAAGTTCAAGAACTTGTTTCTAGCATGACTCTTAAGCAACTAAAAGATTTTGCATCAACTCCACACGAAGGTTTACCCGACAAAGTTGATGAATATTCAGGAATGGATGCTGGAATAGGTGTAACGCCTAGTAGCATCACTGGAGCTGGAGCGGTCTTATTACCTGATATGACAACTGGTCGTTTTGGATCAGGAGACGTTCCAACTGGCCAGAAAAAAGAGGATGATGAAGAACTTAGAAAAATAAGAAGATACGTATTGTCTATGCAAGACTTTATGGATCGCAAAACTATGTAATGAAAATCACAAAGGTTTATATTTCGGACTTAGGTTATTTAATGGTATCCACAGAAGATCAATTAGTTACATGCAATCATGTAGTAGGATCTTTAAGAGATATGCTACCAGAAGAAATTGCTAAACTACCAATTGAAACTAATTCTGGCTATATTTTAACTCCGAAATTAAATGAAACAATTCACTAATAAGCTTTATAATACTAAAGCTAATTAATGGATAATAACACAAAAATCATGAGTAACGAAGAACAAATCGAAGAGATTTTGATGGAGGCTTCGGCTTATGGATTGCGACTAGAGGTTATAGAATTCGCAAAAAAGAACATGGAAGAAGATCCTAAGATGGATCGATTGACAGCATACATTCACGCATTTAACGATTGGATAAAATGATAACAACAGAAACCTACAAAACTTTTATTTACGAAACATTGGCCGGCCAATTTATGGCAACAGATCCATTAGAGTTCGATCAAATTATTCCTGGAGGACCATGGAATACAGAAGCAGAAGCTATCGC